AAGAAAACCCAGAATTGGGATAAATATTATTTTTTAAGGCAAAAAATGGTCGTAAAAGTTGATAAAAGTGAAGAATTTGTCAAAAATGGCAAAAAATTGATAAGCGAATATCCTGTGATTCGTGTAAAACCGTCAAAATTGAAAAAATCTGAATGAAATCCGAACAAATCCTAAAAATTTACATCCAAGTAACTAAAAAATCCAAAAAATCTCTCTATCCCCCAAAAAGAACTCATTATAACGTACATACATACGGATGAAAAACGTGAAAAATGCCCATATGGGCACTCATTTACTTGTTGAGGTGTATAATGTGCCCTTTGATAAGTTAAATGATGCAAAGATGATTGAACAAGTGTGTATTGATGCTTGTAAAATTGAAGGTGTTAAGGTTCTTAACGCATATACGCATCAATTTGATCCTCAAGGAGTGACTTGTAACTTAACTTTGGGTGAAAGTCACCTTTCCTGCCATACTTGGCCTGAAAAAGGGTGTGTTGCCTTTGATATTTTCACCTGTGGGGCAAAAAATCCACGTTGTGTAGCATGGTGGATACTAGAATATTTCGATACAGACGATTATGTGATGAAAGATTATCCGAGATAGGTATAAATAATAAAAAAACTCTGTTAAATGGCAGTAAAACGTATATCAAGAGCATTTAAAGACATAAATTTGTCTTTTGAACCTCATCCTGTCACAAAAGATCTTACTGTGTTGCGTAATGAAAACGCAATCAAGAGGTCTGTGAGAAATATTGTGCAAACAATACCTACGGAGAGGTTTTTTAATTCAATATTAGGTTCTGATGTACGTAATTTACTATTTGATAACTTTATAGACTTTGGTACAGCGTCTGCTATTGAAGATCAGATAACGATTGCAATACAAAACTTTGAACCTAGAGTTGATAATTTACAAGTGAATGTCAATCCTAAACCAGATCAGAATGAATTTGAAGTGAATGTATTATTTGACATTATTGGTCAAGAGTTTCCAGCACAAGACTTTACATTCATATTACAAGCAACAAGATAATGCCTTTCACAAAATTCACAAATTTAGACTTTGATCAGATAAAACAACAGATTAAAGACTACCTCCGAGCAAATTCAAACTTTACTGACTTTGATTTTGAAGGATCTAACTTCTCGGTATTGATTGACACACTCGCATATAACACTTATATCTCAGCATTTAACTCAAACTTAGTTGTAAACGAGTCTTTTCTAGATTCAGCAACATTAAGAGAGAATGTAGTATCACTTGCAAGAAATATTGGATATGTTCCAAGGTCTAAAACAGCAGCCAGAGCGTCTGTAAAGTTTCAAGTAGCAACAACTACGAGTAGTCCCACATTAACATTACAACCCGGTTTAGTGTGTGTAGGGACTCAAGACGACACTGATTTTATATTCTCTATATCAGAGAGCATAACCACCACAGTAAATAATGGTCTTGCACAATTTGGCACAACACAGCAACCAATAAACATATTAGAAGGGCAATACTTAACATCTAAGTTCACTGTTGATGGTTCATTAGATCAAAGATTTATTCTTGATAATTCAAATATTGATACTTCATCAATCGTAGTGTACGTCAGAGGTGCTGCAGATCCCGGTTTAGGTAAGCAGTATAAGATAATAGACAATATTGTTAGCGTAACCTCAGTATCAGAAACATACCTGATTCAAGAGATACAAGATGAGAAATATGAATTATTATTCGGAGATGGAACATTTGGTAAAAAACTGGAAGATGGTGCTGAAATCACAGTTCAATACATCGTTACTTCTGGTGCTGCTGGAAATGGGCCAAGAGTATTTACATTTGCTGGTAGTTTTGCCGATAAGGATGAAGCAGTATCAACTCTCCCTGCAAGCATCGTAGTTCCTTCTACAGTTCCTACAGTAGATACTATTCAGGCTGCCTCTAATGGAGGTGATATAGAATCGTTAGACTCTATTAAGTATTTTGCTCCTAGACTTTATTCAGCACAGTATAGAGCAGTTACAGCAAGGGATTATGAGTCAATTATACAGACTGTTTATCCTAATACTGAAAGTGTATCAGTGGTTGGTGGTGAAGAGTTAGATCCTCCTCAGTTTGGTACAGTTTTCATTACCATTAAACCCAAAAATGGTGATTTCGTATCAGACTTTGATAAAACTCAAATTTTACAAAAACTTAAAAGTTATTCATTAACAGGTATCAATCAACAGATAGTTGATTTACAAGTTCTATATGTTGAAGTTGAGTCATTTATATACTACAACTCTACTGCTGTCTCAAATGTCAATGATTTAAGGACAAAAATTACTAGTGCTCTCACCACATATTCTAGATCTGGTGACGTAAACCGTTTTGGTGGTAGATTCAAGTATAGTAAGGTGTTAAATGTGATTGATAATATTGACAGGGCAATATCATCTAACATTACAAGAGTCAAAATAAGAAGAAACTTGAATGCACTATTAAATCAATTTGCACAATATGAATTATGTTTTGGTAATCAATTTAATGTAAAACCCGGTGGATTGAATATAAAGAGTACAGGATTTAAAATACAGGGTAATACAAACACAGTTTATATAACAGACACACCAAATGCAGATATGCTTACTGGTGTGATATCAATCGTAAGAAAAGATGCACAAACCGGAACAAATATTGTTGTAATTAAATCAGCTGGAACAGTTGATTACGTTCACGGTGAGGTAAATTTAAATACTGTTAACATTACAGAAACTGAAAAGGTTAATAATATTGTAGAGGTTCAAGCATTCCCAGAATCCAATGATGTCATAGGATTACAAGATCTATATTTAGATTTTAACATTCCCAGTAGCTCCATAAATATGGTTAAGGATACAATTACATCTGGTGAACAAATCTCTGGTGTCGGATATAAAGTTACATCATCATACTCAAATGGAGAACTAAACAGGTCATAAAATGATAGGAACTGGAATCGAAAAACGTATACAAGTTCAACAAGTAATCGAAAGTCAACTTCCTGAGTATATTCTCTCAGAAAGTCCAAAGACTGTTGACTTTTTAAGGCAATATTATATTTCTCAAGAACATCGTGGTGGTGTTGTAGATATAAGTGATAATTTAGATCAATACTTAAAATTAGATAATCTAACACCAGAGGTCATTGTAGGAGTTACTACATTATCTACTGGTATTACTACGATTAGTGATACTATTGAAGTGTCATCTACTAAAGGATTTCCTGATCAATATGGACTTCTAAAAATTGATGATGAAATTATAAGTTATACAGGATTAACAACTAATACATTTACAGGATGTATAAGAGGATTCAGTGGAATCACATCATATACAGATCCAAATAATCCCGGTGAATTAGTATTTGCAACAAGCACGAGTGATACTCATACAACAGGATCAGTAGTTAATAACTTAAGTGTGCGATTCTTACAAGAATTTTATAAAAAGGTTAAGTCATCTCTAACTCCAGGCCTAGAAGACACCAAGTTTGTTCCACAAATAGATGTGAGTAATTTCATAAAAGAGTCAAAATCTCTTTATGGATCAAAAGGTACTGCAGAATCATTCCGCATTTTATTCAACGTATTATATGGTGTCACTCCTAAAATAGTTGATTTAGAAGAATTACTAATCAAACCATCAGGTGCTGAATATATTCGCAGAGAAATTATTTTAACAGAAGTCATAAGTGGTGATCCAAATAAACTTTTGGGTCAAACAATCACAAAGTCCACTGATGATCAGACATTTGCATCAATATCAGAAGTAGAAGTAATTACAAGAAATAGGAAAACATATTATAAGTTGAGTTTATTTGTAGGATATAATGATAGAAGCGGTATTAAAGGAACTTTTACAGTTCCCGGAAAATCAAAAGTTATAGGAAACGTATCTGTAGGATCGTCTGTAATCACTGTAGATTCGACTGTGGGGTTTGGCACTACTGGTACGGTTGTATCTGGTATTAACACAATTACATACACTGACAAGACTGTTAACCAGTTCTTAAATTGCACAGGAATTACCACAGCCATTCTAACAACTGATGATATTAGATCAGATGAAATTTATTTCGGATATGAAAACGGAGATATTGCAAAAAAAGTAGAATTAAGAATCACAGGGGTATTATCAAATTTTGAGACAATTCCTTCATCAACATCAAGTGTAACAACTGAAGGTGAACTTATTTCTGTTAAAAATTTAGGTGAGGTTGTACCAAATCCAGAAGTAAAGAATAAAAAAGAAGTATTTTTTAATTCATGGATATACAATACTTCATGCACTTTCCAAATTAATAACTTTGCAGGTATTGGTACTGCATTTCTATCTTCTACACCTGATAAATCAAATTTAAAGGTTGGTGATAAGGTTGATATTATAAGGAGGGGTGGTGATCAACAAGTTGAGGTAACAGATGCCATAATTACAGATATTACACAAAATAATGGTGTTAAATTTAATCTTGGTGGACAGTCATTTACTATTTTACCAAATATTGATTATGATATACGTAGGAAATTAGATAAAGCATTTAGTACAACATCAGAATTACAGTATGGAAATAATGTAATCACAGCAAATGTACAAAACGCATATAACAAAGATGATGATGAATATTATGTAGCTTCAACTTCGTTACCATCATATGATATACAGGAAACTGTTTTTAAAAGCACAATTCCTAGTTCTGCAGGTATCAACATTCAAGGTTTTAGTAATGTAAGTCAAAAATATTCAATAATTTCATTTCCCCAAAATACAAGGTTTATTACCGGTGATTCAGTTTTTTACAAACCTAAAAATCCGAATTTAGTTTTAGGTGGATTAGAAGAAGGAGTTTATTATATAAAAAAATTAACACCTAACAACCAAATCAAGTTATATTCATCACGTTCCTTTATTCCTATAGATGATAATCTTGAATTTACAAATGGTGAGATAGTTGTAGGAATAGCTACAACTGTTGCAGTTGGTATTAATACAATAAAGGTTGATTCAACAAATAATATACAAGTTGGAGATACTGTCTCTGGCACCAATATACCGAACTCTGGTATAACAACAATATCATCAATTGATACATCAGAGGGTATTTTAACTCTTGTTGGATTGACAACTGCCTCAATTCCAACTGGAACTAAAATATCAGTTACAACTGAACATAGTTTTGTATTATTAAGACATAAGAATGAAGAGATAGGTGTTCAGAAAATACTTAAAAAGTTCCCTGCTGTTGCAAATATACAATCAGGTGGTGCAAGTTTTACAGAACCCGGTGCTACTGGAATATTAGTTAATGGTGTTGAGATTACAAACTATAAATCAGAGGATAAAATTTACTATGGCCCTCTAACAGATGTAAAAGTCTTAAATGGTGGTTCAAATTTTGACGTTATTAATTTACCATCAATAACAATTCCTCAAGCAGGATCAGGTGTCACAGCACTAGTGCAACCTGTTGTCAAAGGAAATTTGAAGGAGGTATTGGTTGATCAACAAGGTTTTGATGTAGAGGATGTACTTTCAGTCACAATATCCGGTGGTAATGGTACAGGAGCAGTTTTAAAACCAGTTGTTCGTAGAAGATTTAGAGAAATGAAGTTCGATGGAAGAACTACTGCGGTTAGAGGTGGTATAGATGTTTTACACGACCAACTTATCTTCAGCGAACCTCATAATTTATTAAATGGTGAACCATTAATATATGATAATAATGAAAATCCATCATTAGGTGTTGGTATTTTTAGTGGATCTAATACTGATCAAAATAAATTTTTATCTAATGGATCAGTTTACTATCCCCAAGTTATTGGTATTTCATCCATAAGATTATATGATAATGTTAACGATTTTAATGCAGGTATTAATACTGTCGGATTTACAACAATAAATGCACAGGGAACTCACATATTTAAAACATTAGAGAAAAAGAAATTCTTACGTTCGGTTTATATTGAAGATTCTGGTTCAAATTATACTAATAGAAAATTAATCGTAAGACCATCTAATATATCAACAATAGAAAATACAATCAATTTCTCAAATCATGGATTTAATGATGGTGAGGTTATTACTTATAATTTTGCATCTGGTGGTACTATAATCTCAGGGTTGAGTTCATCAACTCGTTATAAAGTTATTAAATTAGATAGTAACTCGTTTAGAGTGGCAAACGCAGGAGCAGCTGGTACTGACACCACTGATTTTGATAGAAAGGATTATGTAAAAATTACATCAACAGGATCAGGTTTGCAGGAATTTTCCTATCCTCCTATTGAATTAAATGTTAGTGCAATATATTCACCAACTACTTTTACACGCACAGGAGATCTTGTAATTACACCTGTGATTCGTGGATCAGTAATACAAAATTATTTGTATGAGTCTGGAACTAACTATGGATCTGATATATTAAATTTTGAGAAAAAACCCGGTGTCATAACAAAAACAGGAAAAGTTGCAGAACTTAAAGTTATAGCATCGAAGGGTAGAATAGCATTTGTAGATGTTAGATATGGTGGTAAAGAGTATTTTTCACCCCCAGATTTAGAATTAGTTGGTATAGGCACCGGTGTCGGAGCTAAACTAAGACCAGTTGTTGATTTTAGCACTGGAATAATAACTGATGTAAAGATTATCAATCCCGGTATAGGTTATAGTGACTCACCAACCGTAAATGTAATACCAGCAGGTTCCGGACAAATATTTGAACCATCAGTAAGAGAACTTACTGTAAATAACTTGGAAAGATTTGATGATGAAATTTTATTAAGAGAATCTGAAACTAACCTTCAGTATGCAGTTGTTGGATACAATACATCATTATACACTAATATATTCAGCGACCCTGATCCAATCACAGGACACTCTCCAATAGTTGGTTGGGCATATGATGGAAATCCAATATATGGGCCTTATGGTTATAGAGATGCGTTTGATTCAAATTCTAGTGTGCAAATATTAGATACTGGTTATGATCTGGATGTAAGTAGTGTCAGTAATCGCCCATCTAATTTTTCAAATGGATTTTTTGTTAATGATTATAAATTTAACGATTCTGGTCATCTAGATAAAAATAATGGAAGATTTTGCAAAACACCCGAATATCCAAACGGAGTTTATGCATATTTTGTTGGTGTAACAACAGGTGCACAGGGTAACTTGATTCCAAAATTCCCATATTTTATAGGAGATACCTATAGATCAAAACCAGATGCTGATAATTTTTCAATTACTCAAACAAATTTTGATTTTAATGAAAATAATCTTACTCGTAATACACTTCCATATGTTGTAGCAGATCCAACTGCGAATCATGACTTTTTTATAGAATCAAATGAAATAATTGAACAAAACTCAGTAGTTGAATCAGTAACTAAGGGAGATGTTCAAGGATTTCAAATAGTTGAATCTGGTGATGGTTATAAAGTAAATGATAGTTTGAATTTTGATAATACAGGAACCTCTGGAGGAGGTGCTAGTGCCTTTGTTTCTAAAGTAGAGGGTAAAGAAATATCAAGTGTAACAACCACTGTTCAAACCTATGATGATGTTGTTTATGTAAGAGATAATGATACTCAAGTAAGTGCTTTTATATCAACATCTCATACATTTTCTGATAATGATAATATAGTTGTTTCAGGATTATCTACAAGTATTTCAGGATTGACAGATTCCCACAAAGTAGGTGTATCTTCTGAGATAGTGGTGTTATATAAGGCAATGGGTGCAAACGCAACTGCCGGAGTTGTCACAGACATCTATGTCTCATCTATTCCTGATAGAGTTTCAGCTGGTAGTAGTATAGGCATAGGCACAGAAAAATTACAAGTTATTAATAGATTCGATGAGAGAAAGATATTAAGGGTTAAAAGAGGTATTGTAGGTGGTTCAGGACATGCACTATCTGACACTGTTTCAACAGTTCCTCATAAATTTACCATACCTTTAGTTACAGATCCATTTGAGTCAAAAATAAACGATAAAGTTTTCTTTAATCCAAAAGAGCAGGTTGGTTTAGCACTTACTGCAGGAACTGTAGTTGCAATGGGAAAATCATTCACTACAGGTGAAAGATCAAAGGTAATTAGTGTTCCTGCTAAGAGTATATTTTTACCTAACCATCCATTTGTAAATAATCAACAACTTACATTTACAATACCTAGTGGTGCAGGTAATATAGTATGTGGAACAGGGGTTACTCAGGCAGTATCAGCTAATTTCAATTTAACTTCAGGTTCAACCGTATTTGCGAAAAAAATCTCAAATGATTTGGTAGGATTGTCAACTGTTAAAAATGGCGAAACAATATTCTTTAAAACCACTCCTACTGATAGTTTTGAGTATCTTTTAGAATCAAATCACACACAAGTTCTTGGAAAGGCACAAAAGATTACTTCTCATGTTGCAGTATCCACAGCACACAATCTAACAGAATTAGATAAAATAGATCTTACTATTGAGTCAAATCGTTCTGGTGGATTAGGAATAAGCACATCTATAATAGTAAAATATTCTGCTGCACAGGATAAAATTTTAATTAATCCATTAACAATTGTACAGGCAAACATTGGTGCTGATACTATATTCAAGGATGATCATGGATTTAAAAATGGGCAAAAAATATTCTATGACGGAAATACTACACAGGCTACAGGATTAACAACAGGAACATACTTTGTTTACAGAATTAGTGATGATGCTTTTCAGTTAGGAGAAACAAGAAATGATGTCATAAACGAACCCCCAAGAGTTGTTGGTATTACTACAAATACAGGTGGAGCAGATCAACAAATTTCACTTATTAATCCCCCTCTTTCAGTAATTAATAATAATGATCTTGTATTTTATGTTTCGGATACTAGTTTGAATGGATATGAATTTAATTTTTACTATGACAAATTATTCAAAAATGAGTTTGTTTCAACTGGGACTACAAGTGGATTCACTGTCGAAAAAGTAGGAACCGTAGGTGTTGGAACAACATCAACAATTACTTTAAAGTATCATAAAGATAATCCTATAAACATCTACTATGCTATAGAAAAATCTGGATTTATTAGTACCACTGATACTGATGTTCAAAATGGATCAAGAATTGATTATGTTGATAGTGTTTATGATGGTACGTATACTGCTTTTGGTGTAGGATCCACATCATTTAATATATCTCTTAAGAGTGTTCCTGAAAAATTAACTTACAACAGAACTGAAATTGATAAGATGTCATATCTTACTAATTCTTCTTCATCTTCTGGTGGTATTGGTGAACTTAATTTGGCATCTGGTGGATTTGGATATAAGAGAATTCCGGGTATTTCCAGTGTAACATCAGTAAATGGAGCTGACGCAAAAATACTTTGTCTATCTGATAACATAAACAAAATTAATAAGGTTCGTATTTTAGATCCCGGTTTTGAATATGCTTCAGATAAAACACTTAAACCAGAGGCAAGAATTTCTCCTACTGTCACATTAATAAACTCAGATTTGATTACAAATATCGAAGTTACATCTGGTGGTACTGATTACCTTGTGGCACCTGATATTGTTATTGTCGATCCTGAAACTGGTTTATTGACTGATCAAGGTGTTATTGAAGTAGAACTATCATCAAGTTCGGTTTCATCTGTGAACATAATAAGTTCACCTAGAGGACTAAAACCAATTGAAAGTAGAGTAAGAACTATTAATAATTCTAATGGTATTTCAGTTCAGACCGTTGTTGGTATGGCCAATACAACTTCTGTTGGAGTTGTTACATGTACATTGGTTACACCTATCGGTGGATTTGCCAATCCTCCATTTGCTGTTGGGGATCAAATATTTGTTGAAGGTATTCAGTTAGATTCCTCAACAGGAACAGGATATAATTCAACAGACTATGGATATAATTTCTTCAAAGTAACTGATTATCAGAATGCAAGTCCTGCAAAATTAGAATTTAATTTAAGTGGTATCGCAACTGCAGTGGGAATTGCAAAAACTTCGCAACAAAATTACGCAACAATAACTAACTTTAATAAGTACCCACAGTTTAAGACAACTCAAAGATCTGCACAGTTTACTCCCGGTGAGAAGTTAGCAGTTAGAGAGAGTGGAAATTTTGTACTCACAGATCTTAGCGTCCTTGAAAACACTGATGAATTTATAAAAGTTAGAGGAAAACGTGAATTAATAGTAGGAAATATAATAAGAGGAGAAATATCAGGTACAGTTGCAACTGTTAATACTATCTCAAATAATAGAGGTGTATTTAATATTGATTACTCATTAGAGCAAGGTCGTGGATGGAGCAATGAAGTTGGTAAGTTAAGTGAGGATCATCAGGTCATCGCTGATAATGATTATTATCAGAATTTATCATACGCTATTCAAAGTCCACAGACATTTGAAGAGATTATCGATCCTGTGAATAGACTCATTCATACAGCTGGATTGAAAAATTTTGCTGACACTGGAATTACATCCACAGCAAAGTCTGGTATAAGTTCCGACTCTGCTTTATTCATAAACAGAGATTTAATAACAAACGAAAGAACAGATACTATAAACAATTTTGATTATGCAGTTGATACTGATACCACTCTTGGTGGATCTCAATCTAAATTCTTGAAATTAAACAATATTAAATTATCAAGTTACATTGAGTGTAGAACAAATAGAGTATTAGATATTGATGATATAAGTTCTCAGTTCTCAAATACAACCAGCACACAAGATGGTAAAGTAAGATTAGCAATCAACGATGATTATGAAAGTTTCTTAATTCAGACAAAAAATCCAGCAACTAGTGAAATTCAAATTGATGAAGTAGTTGTATTTAAAGATAATGTTGACACATTTACTTTTGAAAGAAATAATTTGGGAATAGGAACTCAAAAAATAATGGATGTTGAGGGATTTACTGATTCAGCAACAAGCGATACTTTCTTAAATATCACTCCCACAAACCCATTTGATGATGATTTGGATATTAAGATTTATAGAAGTAAGTTCAATAGTCCTACAGCAGGTATAAACACATTAAGTGTGGGTTTTGCAAACGTTATTGGAGTTGCAAAAACAGCAAATCCAAGTGCAACAATAAATTTAGTTAGTTCTCCAATTGGTGTAACATCTGCGTTTTATTCAACTGTAGAAATTACAGATAATGTGACTAATGAAAAGAACTTAGTTGACATATATGCTACACATGATGGAACCAATTCATACTTCAGTGAATACTATGTTGATAGTGGCACAATTAGTAACTTCTCATCAAACTTCATTGGAACGTTCACTTCTAATTTAACAGGAGGAGTATTATCAATTGATTTTGAAAATACTGGAATAAACACAGCAACCTTAAGATCTAAGACTGTTGGATTTGGAACAACTTCAGTTGGTATAGGAACATTTAGATTTAAAGATCCTGCAGAGATAGCAGGGAATGAAAGATCCATAAATCTACAGTCTGACTTTAAGAGAGTCACAAGCACCTCTACAATCGTTGGAGTTGACTCAAATAAGTTTAGTACCATAAAGAGTATTGTTAAGGTTGCATACGGTTCTACAATCGCCATACATGAGGTATTAGCGACACATAATGGAACTGATACATCTATCGTGCATTATCCATTTATATCGATTGGAAGCACAGCTGGTATCGGAACATTCATCGCCAATTTTGCTAACAATAAATTTAATGTAAGATTCAATCCAGACTCAGGTGTAACAGATGCTGAAGTAAGTGCGTATAGTGAACTGTTCTATACTGATCTTGACTTTTTCAATACACCACCAGATGTTGTGATTGGTCGTGTAACTGAGACAGTTGGAATTAGTTTATATAATGCTGTTAATGGTAATCGTGCAAATAAAACAGAATTTGAGTTAAAGCATGGTGGAGTCCCTATTTTTGCTAAAACATTCAATCCTGCAAACACCGCAACAGTCAATGCTGTAACGGGTGAGTTTTCCATAAAAGATCACTTCTTTAACACTGGAGAAAAATTAAAATATACTCCAAAAAGCACATTTATTGGAGTGAACCCAGTTTCAATGAAAATTGGTAGTACCACAAATTTACCAACAGATGTTTTTGCGATTAGAGTTGATAAAGATAGATTTAAACTTGCAACATCACAAAATAATGCTAATGCAGGAACTGCAGTTACATTTACAGCACTAGGTGCGGGAAATGCTCATCAACTTGAAATGGATAAAAAACTTGAAAAGAGTATTATTGTTGTTGATGGATTAATCCAATCTCCAATTGCATTTACACCTGTAAATACGACTTTGGTTAATAATGGTGGTAGTATATCTGCAACAGATACAATTGTAAGTATCGCTGGTATTTCTTCTATCGCTCAAGGAGATTTACTTAAGGTAGGCACTGAAATATTAAAAGTTAATTCAGTTGGTTTAGGAACACTTGCAATAGGCCCAATAACAGGAGGTGGAGCATTCAAATTAGTTGGTGTTGAAAGAGGAGCATTGGGTACAACAGCAGCATCTCACAATGATAATACAGCAGTCAGAAAATTCAAGGGATCATTCAATATTGTAGACAGTAAAATTCATTTTACAGATGCACCCAAAGGTTCAAACTTTATTACTAAAAATGCATCAGGTCTTGAGTTTCCAAGATCAGATTTTCATGGAAGAGTTTACCTAAGAAAAGATTACACCAATAATAAAATATTTGATGATATTTCAGATGGATTTACCGGATTAGGTGCAACTCACATAATGAAGTCTGCTGGAGCGAACACTATTGGTATTCAAACTGGTGGAAGTATTGTTCTTATGAATGGTATTTTTCAAACTCCAACTACAGAAAATAACCAAGGTAACAATTATGACTTCATAGATGATACAACAGCAGGTATAACAACAATTACTTTCACTGGCATTACTGTAGGAGGAGTCAAGGGTAATAGTGAAACTGATGTCAACTTGAATCAACTACCTAGAGGTGGAATGGTTGTATCACTTGGTTCAACAGGTGGACTAGGTGTTGCACCATTAGTAGGTGCTGCAGTAACCGCAGTTAAGAATAATGCTGGTCAAATAACAGGGGTTGGTGTTGGAACTGCTGATAGACATGGATCAGGATATAGAGGCACAGTAGCAATAGGTATTACTGATATTGCATATGAGCATAGATTTGTAAGATCTGGAATAGGTTCAATCAGAAAAGGATCATTCTCAGGTCAAGCATTTACAGCATCAAACGCAGTTTATACATCACACACAGGATACTTAGATATTACTTTACCAAGTGGTCATGGATTAACCACAAGTGATACAGTTGGTATTGATACAGGTGGTCTTGTATTTACTTGCTCAAAAGATCATTTTGTTACTGAACATCCTTATCCAAGATCAGGCCCTACTCCAAGTAATTCAGCGGGTGGAGATCCAATCGTTGGTATTCAGACAGCAATTACATCAGTTAATGGAAACATAATAACCATTTTTGTTGGTCAAGGTGGTGGAGGAGGAACCGGAGCAAGTATCACTGCTACAGTTGGTGCTGGTGGTACATTAGCCTTTACTGTTGCAGGTGCAGGTATATCATATACTAATCCACAGATTATTGTTCCTGATCCTTCATATGAAGATCTTGATGTTATTGGTGTCTCACGTTTAGGCATAGGTGCAACAACTGATACTGGATTTGGTCTTAAGGTATCAGTGAATGTGGGTGCAAGTGCAACTGTTGGTATTGGATCAACACTTCATACTATCGAATCATTTAAAATAACTCGAAATGGATTTGGATTTAAGAAGGGAGATGTTTTAAGACCTGTTGGACTTGTCACAGCTCTTGGACTATCTTCAAAAGTCAGTGAATTTGATCTAACCGTAACTGAAATCTTTACAGATAATTTTGCAGCGTGGGATTTTGGTGAGTTTGATAATATTGATAATATTAAAAACTTACAAGACGGTGCGAGGTTAAGATTCCCATTACGTCTTAATGGACAATTGTTAAGTTTTGAGCAGGATAATAGAGTAGATGAATCATCACTCATTGATATGAAGGACTTATTACTGATTTTCGTTAATGGTGTTTTACAAGAACCCGGAAAGAATTATAATTTTGAAGGTGGTACTACATTCGATTTCGTATCAGCACCAGAGTTAAATGATGATATTGATATTTTCTTCTATAGAGGAACTGCATCTGGTGCTAATTCTGATACAGAGATAGTCGATGTTCCACAAACATTGAAAAAGGGTGATGTAATTACAGTTGGAGGACTTCCCGGTGATCTAACTGATACCACTCAAAATCCTAGAACTGTCATTGGTATCTCAACCTCTGATACATTTGAAACAGAAATTTATACTGGCCCCGGCATCGGTAATACATTTAAACCTATAATAAACTGGCGAAAACAAAAAATTGACAAAATTATTGGTGGTGATGTGGTTTCTAAGGCAAGAGATTCACTAACATCACTTATATTCCCAACTGCTAGAATTATAGGAAATCTTGGAACTGGAAATGACCCAGATATTTTTGTTGATGATGCACAATTCTTTGAATATGAGGAAGACTTTTCTTCACTTGTAATTAATGAGTTTGGTGCACGTATTGTGAATGATATTGGTCATACTCCTGCTAAGTTGACTGCAACAGTTTCTGGAACTGGACAAGTTACAGGAATTACAGTTGTAGAAGGAGGAAGTGGATATGTCGGATCTGCAGTTACCTTATCAGTCGCTCCTCCTGTAGGTGTGGCAGCAACTCAATTTGCAGTCGCAGGTATATCAACATTTGCAGTTGCAACCGGTAATATTACTAATGGTGCAATTGCATCAGTGACTATGAATAATGTTGGATTCGGTTACACAACAACAAATCCACCTAAAGTTGTTGCTCCTGTACCAACACCAATTACAGAAAAATTAACTGGAATCGATAAAGTTCAAGGATTTAGCGGAATCATTACTGCAATATCAGTAACAAGTGGATCTGGTGGCGGTACCGGAAGAGGTTTGAGAGTTGGATTAGCAAGAACAGCAGGAAATTTCAATACACTTGCGGTTGGATATCCAATATACCTATTCGATACAAAGGTTGGTAATGGTGTAACATCTATAGGAACGAATGCTAACAATTCCAATGTAGTGGGTATTGGAACATTATTTGCAGATAATATTTACACTATTCAAGCTTTAAATTACACAAACAATACAAGTGTATGTGAAATACTAGTGAACATACACTCAGGTGTAAATACAACTGGATTATCAACATCATTCTCAACACTAGGAGATAGAGGTAACTTCTCTTGGGGTAGATTATTCGCAGATACAGGAGTCATGGGAAGAGATAATCCAATCTCTCTTACTGTTACAGGTAATACTGTAGGACTGACAACTGGTCTTGGAATAGGTACATTCCCTATTATTGAAAGAAGATCTTATGGTGTTCGTGACACTGGTGCAGTCAAGAATAAGTTATCATGATGATTTCCCGTATAAATATAGAAAAAAAGTAATAAAATGCCAGCAGTTATCACGGATCAGTTTAGAATATTGAATGCAAGTAACTTTATTGATACAGTTACAGGCATAGGAGCGTCTGATCCTACTAATTCTTTTTATGTTACCCTTGGTCTGCCAAACGCAGAGGCCGTGGGTTTTGGTAGAACAAGCAACTTTAATGATGTTCCTCCTGCTCCGATAGATAATATTAATACTAATAATCATATTGGTGACACAACACTATTTGGTAAAAGAGTAACCGGTAAGAATGTAAGACGTTTGATAAGAAGAGTAGATTGGACTCAGGGAACAAGATATGAAATGTATAGACACGATTATAGTATAAATTCACGTTCTCCGGTAACACAATCTGCAAGATTATATGATGCAAATTATTATGTTATGAATGAAAACTTCAATGTTTATATTTGTATTGATAACGGATCATCTGGTATAAACACAACAGGTAACGCATCTCAAGATCAACCAACATTCACCGATTTAGAACCATCAAAAGCTGGTGAGAGTGGAGATGGATACATTTGGAAGTTTTTATATACAGTTTCACCAAGTGATATAATTAAATTTGATTCAACTGAATTTATAGCAGTTCCAAATGATTGGAGCACATCAACTGATGCTGTTATTCAAGCAGTGCGTGAGAATGGAGACTCTGAATTAAATAACAACCAAATTAAAAAAGTATACATTGAAAAACAAGGTGGGCCAGGTTATATTGGTGGATTGGGGCAAGAGTTCCCAATACTAGGTGATGGAACTGGTGGTAAAGTTGTTGTTGATGTTGTTGGTGGTAAAATAACTAATGCAGTTGTATCATCCGGTGGTAAAGGTTATACTTATGGGATTGTTGATTTGGGTTCTATAAACGGTAATGTTACAAACTTTGCTAAGTTAGTTCCAATAATTCCACCATCAAGAGGACATGGTTATGATCTTTATGAGGAACTAGGAACTGACCGAGTGCTTTGTTATGCGAGATTTGGAGGTGATAATAAAGATTTTCCTGTTGACACAGAATTTGCACAAGTGAGTTTGATAAAAAATCCAACCTCTGTTGGAACAACATCTGTTTATTTTAATGATTCATTTTCATCTATGGGTGCATTAAAGTTTCCAAGCACTACCACATCCAATCCAGTTGTTGGTAATAAAATTGAACAAGTTGTCAGTGGTGGAACAGCAGTTGGATACGTAGCATCTTGGGATAAGGAGACTAAAGTTTTGAAATATATTCAAGACAGATCATTATACTTCGATCCTGCTAATGCAAACGTTATTGATCAGACAGATTATGACGACGTTGATTCAAAAGGAAAAGTCCTTGAGTTTGAGGCAAATTCAGCAAGTGTTACATCACCCGGTTTTGCTGTAGCGATTGACACTAATTTTAACTCTGGAATTACCACAGTTGGAACAAAAAATGTTGATTTAGGTGTGACCTTTACAAATGGACTTGCTAAATCCGAAATAAATAAAGGGTCGGGTACAATACTTTATATTGATAATAGGGCGACTATTAAACGAAACTCTAGACAAAAAGAAGACATCAAAATCATTCTGGAATTCTAAAAAATGCCACAAAAAACGAATTTAAATATAAGTCCTTATTACGACGATTTTAAGAAGGATAATAATTTTTACAAGGTTTTGTTCAATCCGGGCAAACCTGTACAAGCTAGAGAATTGACAACTCTTCAATCTATCCTACAGGATCAGATTGAATCCTTTGGTAGTCATATGTTTAAAGAGGGATCAATGGTGATCCCCGGAAATATACAATATGATGCTGAATATTTTTCAATAAAATTAGATTCCATACATTTAGGGACAGCAGTTTCAGTATATGTAGAAAATTTAAAGGGTAAAATTTTAACAGGACAAAGTAGTGGCATTAAAGTTTTTGTTGATGATTATTCTTTACCAAATGAATCAACAGGAATTACAGACTTAACATTTTTCATTAAATATCTTGATTCTGGAAGTTCTAATAATGTTTCATTCTTAGAAGATGGAGAAGATTTACTTGTTGATGAGGGATTTGTGTACGGAAATACTCCGATCAATTCTGGAGATTCTGTTGCAACATTAATAGAGAATGATGCATGTTTTACAGGATGTTCAGCATCTATCGCTAATGGTGTTTTCTTTATAAGAGGTCACTTTGTAAACGTATCAGCAGATAGAATTGTATTAGATCCATATACAAATAATCCATCATACAGGGTAGGTCTCTTTATTCAAGAAGAATTAGTTAATTCTGATGCAGATTCTTCATTGAATGATAATGCAAGAGGATTTACAAACTTTGCAGCTCCGGGTGCTGACAGATTAAAAATATCCACATCATTAACTAAAAAGGGACTAACAGATTTCAATGATAAGAATTTTATTGAATTAATTCGTCTTGATGATGGTGAATTAAAAAAATTACAAAATAGTACTCAATATTCACTAATAAGAGATTATTTCGCAAAAAGAACTTTTGAGGAATCAGGTAACTACTCTCTTAAAAACTTCAAATTAGAGGCATTTGAATCATTAAATGATGGGATATCAAATGAGGGTATTTTCACATCTGATGAATTGACAGATCAGGGTGCAACACCATCTGATGACTTAATAGCACTAAAAGTATCACCCGGTAAAGCATATGTGAGAGGTTATGATATCGAAAGGCCAGCAACAACAGTATTAGATATTAATAAACCAAGAGATAAGAAAACAATCGAGAACAGTTCTGTTCCATTTAGACTTGGAACATTATTCCAAGTAAATCGTGCTGCTGGAACACCAAAGATTGGTTTAGATGGAAGTGCCACTATACATTTGTTTGATCAAAGAAAAGCATCAACAAACAATGCAACAAGTGGTACAGGAGATCAGATAGGAGATCC